GCCTGCAACTTTTTATAACAGCGAAAGTGATGCGTTCGAGCATCGTAGTAGTATGGCCAGTGTACTAACTCAGTTAACTGCAAAACAACAAGAAACTGATCCTTATGCAGATCAAATTGTGGAAATGCGTGAGCAGGCTTTACAGGAAATTAATTACGATACATTAAATGGACTTACAAAAATCAAGGATCATCAAGATTTTCTAATTAAGCTGTTAACCAACAAAGACAGTTTTATACGTAAAAAGATTATTGATCAAAATTTAAATCACTTAAATGCACGACTTAGTTATTATTTAGATAAAATTGGGCTACCGCACACTGTGAAATTTAACAACGACTTAACTGTTAGTATCGAAGAACTGGGTCGCGAATTAGATTTTGACAATCTCAGCAGGGGAGAACGTAATCGATTAATTCTTTCCCTGTCTTGGGCTTTCCGCGATGTTTGGGAAAGCCTGTATCAGCCTATTAATTTATTGTTCATTGACGAACTAGTAGACAGTGGGATGGATGCTAGTGGTGTTGAAAATAGTTTGGCTATACTAAAGAAAATGAGTAGAGAAAGTGATCGTAGTGTTTGGCTGGTTAGTCATAAAGACGAGCTAGCTGGTAGAGTTAATAACATCTTGACCGTTGTAAAAGAAAATGGGTTTACCAGTTACAATACCGATATTGACGTCGTTTAATCTTAATATTGTACAAGTTGAGATTAGCAGTAAGTGTACATTAAAATGTCCACGTTGCCCTCGCACGGAGTTAGACTTACCTTGGCTTAATCAAGAAATTAGTTTGTCTAAATTTAAAAATATTTTTACTTCAGAGGTATTGGCGCAAATTGAATATCTAATGTTCTGTGGCCACACTGGAGATCCTATATATGCTACAGATTTTTTAGAAATTATAGAATATATCAAACAAACTTCAAGTACTAAAATTAGAATTATTACCAATGGTAGCTATAAAAAAGACAATTGGTGGGCTAGTCTTGGTAATCTACTAGACAGCAACGACGGGGTGACTTTTAGTATTGATGGGTGGGATAACGAGTCGAACAACAAGTACCGAGTTAACAGCGAGTTTGATAGTATCATCAATGGAATCAAAGTTCTTAGAACAAATAGTCCTTGCTATATTAAATGGAGCACAATTTATTTTAAATTTAATCAGCTCCAAATTGATAAAATTATTCAACTAGCAAAAGAATTAGGGTGCGATGTATTCCAATTGGTCAAAAGTGCCAAATTTGATGGTCGATATTTAATTGACGGCGTAGATCCTCTGAGGCCAAGCGAACACTTTGTCAGTGATAGTAACTATAAGAAAGAGAAAATAATTTTTAATCGCGATGACCCGTTTGTTATTGCACAAACCAACCAATCGCATCCTTTTGCTAAATGTTTGACTGGAGCAAAAGAAATAAACGTAACTGTTACCGGAGATGTCTATCCATGCGGCTGGTTTAATACTGGTTACCAAGATAATCCGTTTGTTGTAAAATATCAAGATCGCATCAACGCAAATACACGCAGTATCAAAGAAATACTAGAAGACCCGCTGTGGAAAGAGTTGATCAAAGATTTTAATTTAGAAATTTGTCAAATAAAGTGCAAAAATGATAGATAAAATATTTTGCACCGTGCCTTGGTATGAAGTGCATATTAATGCAGACGGCACTTATCATTCTTGCGGTGCTCAGCCCAATAGAATCAGCGGAACTCCGGAAGCAAAAAAATATAATGTGCATTCAATGACCATTGACGAATGGGTCACGGGGCAACATCAAGAATTTGCAAGGCATGGCAAACTGAATGGTGTCAGTGAGCCTTTGTGCGGCATGTGCTATCACGAAGAGTCAATTGGATCTGTCAGTAAGCGAGTTAGAGAAAATCTCAGAAGTAATATTCAACCTTTGCAGTTTTATGAAACGTTTGACAAAGATTATTTTCAAAATTTAAAACCAAATATCAATAGCTATCACATAAGTTTAGGCAATGAATGTAATCTTGCTTGCAGAATTTGCGGGCCCACTGCCAGCAGTAAAATTGCTGTAGCGGAAATCAAAGCAGGAACTTATAGTGGGCCTGCCAGGATGAACTGGACCGAAGACGAATCTGCATGGAATCACGTAGTTTCAACTATTTGTAATACTCCAGATTTAAAATTTGTTCATTTAATAGGCGGTGAAACTTTATTAAATCCAAAATTTGAAAATCTAATAGATCATTTACTTAAAGCAAACAAGACTGACATCTATTTAGGGTTCACCACCAACGGCACAATTTTTAATCAAAATTTGATGGAAAAGCTTAATGCATTTAGACATGTGGACGTGGGTATTAGTGTAGAATGTACAGGTCCGCTAAACGACCTAATTAGACAAGGCTCCAACATACAACTAGTATTAGATAACATCGATTTATATTTAAAACATCGAAAACAAGAACATGTTTACATTACTGTACGACCTGTGCCCAGTGCATTAAGCGTACACACACTGGATGACTTATACAAGTGGTGCGTGAGTAGAAAACTAGATGTAATGACTAACATTTTAACTAGGCCTGATTTTTTACAAATTGCTCAGTTACCGCTTGATGTTAAAGAACATTTAATTCAACAATACCGGGAGTGGGATTACAGCGAGCCTGCTCCAGCAAACAGCGATCCCCGAGACCCAACATGGTTTAAACAACATATAGACAACGAAATAAAATCAATTATCAAGTCACTATCACAACCAAACGATCCTATATTAACTCAAAAACTTTATCAAAAACTTTCATCATGGGGCTGGTTAGATCAACCAAATATAGCAAAATATTTTAAAACAGACTTTAAGGCATAATTAGTATGTACAATGACATGGCTTTATCAACAAACTCTAATAGAATCTTTACCCGAAGAATGTGTTGGGTTCGTTTATATTATCACAAATAACATCACAGGCAGAAAGTACATAGGCAAGAAATTAGCTAAGTTCTCCAAGACCACTACTAAAACAGTGAAATCGAAGAATGGTACAAAAAAGAAAAAGAAAATCCGCTCAAAAGTCGACAGTGACTGGCGAGACTATTATGGCTCAAGCGCAGAACTTACTGCGGACGTAAACAAATTAGGCACCGAAAACTTTACCAGAGAAATACTTTTTTACTGTAAATCAAAAGCAGAATGTAGTTACATATAAGCAAGAGAACAATTCACTAATAGAGTTTTAGAAAGCAAAGACTGGTATAACGGACATATTCAAGTTCGTGTGCATGGCAGTCACATAATCGGAAAATTATAATGAGATACAAACAGGGCATTGAAAAATTCCAAGATTATTTAGATTTTTCAGCTAGTGATCCGTGTGTATGGATTGTATATCCGGCCGGTGCTGCTGGAGATCTATTAGCTTCCATCGTGAACTTTCATTATGCTCGAACTGGTGCAAAATTTTTCGGGATCACTGACACTGGCCGAGTTATTTTTAGAGACAGCAACAAAAAGCAGTTTAACAAAGCAACACATATCAATCAGCAACTTATAAATAAATTAAACGAAAAACTAGCTGAAGAAAATTTAAACATGAGCTTGTTGGATCAAGTTATATTCAGCAATCACGGTTGGCAAACAGAAACTATCAAGAACATTATAAATTTTTTTCCAAATTCAAAAGTCATTAGAATACTACCAAAGAACAACTTAGAAAATTCAATCATATCTTGGCTGTCGCAATATAAAAATCTCAACAGATTAACTGATTTTCAAGTCAACGATACGTTTAACCCGATCGACAATATCATACACGATCAGGTGTTAGAATTGTATTTTGGAGATTTATTGCACAAAACAAAGTTTGAAACATGTTACGATCAATTAGTGCAACATCTAGATCTTGATTACAAACTGGTAAGATTTGATTTTATAAAATTCTGGATTGATAATCAGCATCCTATAATTCAACCTTTAATAAACTCGTTAAGCAGTTAAGGCTTGCACAGGCCAATTACGTGTGCCCTAGACCTGGATCTCGGATCGCAGGGATGGAAGACTCTGCGCTGTACAGAGCACTCAATCACTACCCGAAAGGATGAAGATAGCCAATGCCGCTATTTGATTGTTTGAACAGGATTGTAAGGCTAAAAAGACGTCACAGTGATGTGACAAGGTTTATATGTATGTTAGCGTATAGATATAAACCTGCCGTTGGGATAAGACACAACTCGAGG